AAGCTGACCAGGTCAGTGCGAAGGCTCGCCAGTACTCAAAGTTCGCCAAGGCAATGAGCCGGGTGTTCGACAAGTACTTCTTTGACGGTACTGGTACCGCCAAGGACTTCAAGGGAATCAACGCCCTTATCGACGACGGCCTCGGGCAGAGCCAGTCAGCCGGCACCAATGGTGCCGCCCTGACACTGGACATGCTCGACGAGTCATTCGATGCGCTGCGTTCGCAGTCGGCACCGGATGCGTTGCTGATGAACCGGCAGATGCGACGGAAGATCAACGGGCTTGCCCGTTCGACCTATTCGGGTATCAGCCTCATCGACGTCGGCACCGACGTGTTTGGCCGCCAGGTCAACACTTACAACGGTGTTCCGATCCGAATCGTCGGCGATGACAAGGACGGCAACCCCATCCTTTCACAGGTCCAGGTCCAGGGAAGCACTTCCATCAACACTTCGATCTACGCCATCGCATTCGGCACGGACGAGAACGTGTATGGGATCCTCGGCCTTGGCGGGTCGTTCGACGTGAAGGACTTTGGCGAGACCGAGGCTGCCCCCGGGCACCTGGGCCGAGTCGAGGTCTACCCAGGCGTCGTCGTCTCCAACAGCTTCTCAGTCGCCCGACTCGTCGGCGCACAGGAATAGGAGACAGACATGGCACAGGCCACACGAACCACAGGTCCCGGGACACTTATCCGGGACGCCCTAGCACCTGTACTCAAGGCAACTGGCGACGTCTCTGCAGACGAAACCGGTGCCTGGGTCCAGGTCGACCGCCCCTGCGATGTCCAGGTGATCATGGATCTCGGAACGATCGCTGCTGGTGTTACCGGCTTCGACGTCGAGATTCAGGGCGCCGACGACAGCTCGGGCACCAACACCGTGTCTTACGGTCGATTCGCCACCCTCACGGGTGCCGACGACAACGAGACCCGGGTCCTTCACGCCAGCGTGTACAAGCCGTACATGCGAGCGGACATGGACCACACCGGCTCCGGTGCTTGCGGCGTCACCATCAAGGTGCGTCAGCCTCACGACCGGAAGACGGACGGAACAACCGCAGGCGACTAGCGGTCCTCCCGGCTAGCGACGGTCGGGCCTTCGGGCCCGGCCGCCGTCGGCCCGTGGAAAGGTATTTATGTCTGACGACGTAACGAACTCGAAGACCTGGAACGTCACAGCGGTCGTCGAGAAGTGGAACAGTGCCGGCGACCATGAGGCCGGCCTTCCACCGGACGATGTCGTTTCGGCGAAGGACAACCTCCTCCTCAATGACGGCATCAACCTGATGCTCGACCTCCTCATCGGGGCTGGTGGCACAGCGTTCACCAACGGCAACAGCTACATCGGTGTAGGCGATTCGACGGCCGTAGCGGCGGCGACCCAGGATGCCCTCCAGGCGTCGTCAAACAAGTCTTTCAAGGGGATGGAATCCGGGTACCCGTCGGTGACTGCCCAGACGGTGACCTTCCGGTCCATTTGGGCTTCCGGCGACGGCAACTTTGCCTGGAACGAGTGGACGATCTCCAACTCGAACTCCGATACGGGAACGAACCTGAACAGAAAGGTCGCTGCGCTGGGTACGAAAGCCGCCGGGTCCAGCTGGACCTTGACCGTCACCATAACGGTGTCCTGACATGGCAACCGCTTACCCCTCAGCTCTTGATACCGCCACTCAGCAGCCGTCGCCTACGGCGACGACGGAAATGGACGACTCCGGCTTTGAGCACGACGTTGTCCACACCAATCATTCTGGTGCGCTTATTGCGCTGGAAACGAAACTGGGTGTCGGAGCTACAACCGCCGCTACCGCTTCAACTAACCATGTTCTGGTAAAGCAGGCGGACGGCGACACCGAGTGGGCGGCTGCCCCTTCGTCGACTCCGACCGCTATCACGGTCGCTGACACGACCAACACGACCTGTTCGGTAGCTCTGTTCGAGTCGGCGACTGGCGACCTGGCTCCGAAGTCGGATGCCGGGGCCACTTACAACGCTGCCACTGGGGTCCTGACGGCCACCGGGTTCGCTGGTCCTCTGACCGGCGCTGTGACCGGCAACGCCGCCACGGCGACCAACAGCACTACGGTCACGGTTGCCGACACGACCGATACCACATGCAACGTGGCTCTGTTTGAGGACGCTACGGGCAGCCTGGGGGCCAAGACCGACGCCGGGGTCACTTACAACGCAGGCACGGGGACACTGAACTCCACTGCTGTCACCTCCGGTGGTGCGGCGGTGCTGACCGCATCCACAGCAGCGTTCACCTTCTCTAAGGTTGGTGACCTGGTGGCTGCCGCCGGGAAGGGGCGCTTGAAGGTGCCGATGGCGGTCACTATTGTTGATGTGATCGCCACCTGTGACACGGCACCGGTCGGTGCCGACGCCCTCTTTGATGTTCACAAGGGCGGAACCACGATCTTCACCACGCAGGGCAACCGCCCAACGGTCGCTGCGGGGGCTCAAGATGGTGCGGCGGCTACACCGGATGTGACCGCTGTGGCGGCCGGTGATGTTCTCACCGTGGACATTGACCAGATCGGTTCCGGTACTGCCGGGGCTGATGCCACAGTCGTCATCCGTTACACAGCGGCCTAACCGCCATGTCTACATCGGACTACGCAGAGAACAAGATCGCAGACCACTTGCTGGGCACCACTGCTTGGACGGTGCCTTCACAGGTGTATGTCAAGTTGCACATTGGCGATCCGGGTGAGGACGGTGCTAGTAGTGCTGCCGGGGAAACCACCCGCCAAGCAGCCAGTTGGTCGTCGGCATCGTCTGGTTCAGCATCACTGTCGGGCACTGTGTCTTGGACCAGTGTTTCGACGGCTGAGACTTATACCCACGTCAGCCTCTGGGACGCCGCCTCCGGCGGCAACTGCTTGGCAAGTGGTGCGATGGGATCGTCAGTGGCGATCTCCTCTGGTTATAACTTCAACCTTACGGCGATGACCGTGACGATCTCCTAGTCAATGGCGTACCCAACCCTCGTTGCTCAGGACGAGACCATCGCCTCTGCGTCGGGGTACGGGGTCACGGCGACTGGCACATCTTCTGCAGGTCTGGCTGGCGACCTCATCCTCATCTATGCGTACTCCACTGGCGGTTACTACAGCAACCACATTACAACTTCAGGTAGTTATACCGCCTGGACCGAAAACTTCTATACCGGCAGTTGGGGGACCGGCGGCAGGTCACATAGTGGCGGCTTTGCCATCGCACCCGGTACAGCAGGAGTTGCGTGGCAGGTGGTGGTCAGTGATGCCAACGCTCAGGCACACTATGTCGCTGTCAAGACTCTTCGCATTAGAGGACAGGCATCTGGTACGTCGTTTTCGGACTTTGGAATCGAAGCGCCTTCGCTGTACGGCTATTCGGCCGGTGGGGCATTTACAGCGAACACTCCAGCATGGCCTTCAAATACCGAGTCGATCTGGTTTGAACTTCAGGGCTGCAACTCACCATCCAACACCAGTATTACTTCCTTCAGCGGTACACAGATAACTTCTGTTGGTGGCGTAGGCGCACAGGCCGCCATAGTTGGTGAATACAGAAACTGGGCTTTGACATCAGCCATCACCTTCTCATATGGCACCGGCTCTTGGAAGGGCTTTTGGCCGCTCGGCATCAAAGGACCGACAGTGGTGTCAGGTACTGCTTCGGCCAGTGTGTCGCTATCCACTTCGGGGATTACAGGTGAGGCCAAAGCGGTCGGTGGTGGCTGGGGCACGGTGATGATCTGATGCCAACCTTGCCTTTCCCAACTGATGGTTTCTATGCGGATTTGCCGAAACCCTCCTCGGAACCGCCTGAGGACGGCACCTACTACTCATGGCACTTTGGCCTTGAAAACTGGCATGTCCCTGACCCCTATGCACTCACCTACACCGAAGGCCAAGGTACTGATGAGGTCGTCCTTCCAGCGCCATTATCGTGGCTGTTTGACGACACTGGCGACGGTGTATGGCGCCCACCCACTTTGCCACCTGCGGATCATGGCCCTGAGAACTGGTATCTGTGGGACGAGGACACGACCTCATGGGTTGAGGTACCGGCACCCGAGGCCGGGTAATGCCCGCCCTCGTCCACGAACGCTTCGAGGGCGACTGGCAGACGGCATGGACCGGCCAGGCCCACAACAGTTACACGACCGGGTCGCACGCCGACGGGGTGCAGGGCTTGCGGATCATGTTCCGCAAAGGCTCCCACTACGGCTGCGACCTGCGTCAGGACGTACCCCCGACCCGTCATGTTCGTATGTCGTACTGGGTGCGGGTGGCCGGTGACTGGGCGTCGCACTCGACGGGCAAGACCATCGGGTTCGCCGACCTTCGTTGGAAAGGGCTTCTCGGCCAGTCCCTAGGCCACGGCAACCGTCGGCCCAAGCCGGACGGGTTTTCGTTTCGGACATGGTTCGGGAAGACGACCGCTGACGGTCGACTCCCTATCGGCATGTACGTCTATCACTCGAAGCAGACGAAGCTGTGGGGTGATTCGGTCAAGGTCGGGTCTATCCAGGTGGGTGCCGACCACCAGCTGTTCGAGGTGGAGGCCGACCTGGACGCCGGAGTTATCCGAGCCAGATTGGATGGTGCCGCCTGGGTGACCCACCGGATCGAGGTCGGAGCCAGGACGGCGGTTACGACCGCCTGGCTGGACGGCTATTACGGGGGCCCCAAGAAGGCCCCAGCGGACATGGCTATGGACGTCGACAACTACCGCCTTGATGACCTAACTGTTGAGGTCCCCGTGGTGGTCGTGCCGGCGATGTCTCTGGCCGACGAGATGCGTGCTTTGGCTGATCGTGTCGCAGCCGCCCTGGTGTAGCTGATGTACAGATCGCCTACGGCGTACCGGCTTGCGGAGGGCTACGCCCCCATGGCCGAAGAAGTCGCTTACCGGTCCGCCGTCGAGTACCGGCCTGAGGACCACACCTACCGGATCAAGCGTCCCCGCCCTGGGATCTTCGTTCAGCCCTATCGGAATGCGAACCACTACCGCACCGATCAACTCCAATACCGGGTCGGCTTTGACGATCCTCTCCTCGAGGCTGCTTCCGGCATTGACGCCCACACCCTGGTCGTCACTCTCGACCTGACGGACGCCATGACGGCCGTCGATGTGGACAAGGCGTCGATCCATGTGCTTCCCATTTGGGGGAACCAGGACTATGTGACGTTCCTCGAGGGCACGGCCGGCGAGCTTGGTGTCTCAGGTACTGATACCTCTTCGGGGGTGGACAACCAGGCCCAGGGTATTGCGGTCACGGACTCGGACTCTGGGCGGTTCTGGTACGGGTCACAGCAGACGTACCGTCTCGACCTGGCCTTCCGGTTCCAGAAGCAGTACCGGGGTGCCGGCGCTTACGCCAACATCTCGCACCCGGTCCAGACTGATACCGCCTCCGGGGCGGACGTCACTGTTTCGTTCGACAATGCGATCACGGTCGCTGATGCGGTCGCCTTCCTTGAGGCTCACGGTGTCGACCTGTCGTCGGCTGACGTCTCCACCTCATCGACTGACGTCCTGGTCGACCTGATTGTCCTGGCCGCCGATGTGGCGGCCGGCACAGACCTGGACATTGGTGGTGACAGGACAACGGTCTCGTCGGATGGGTTCGTGGTGTCGTTTGCCACGATCGGTCCGTTCGGTGAGGTCGCCCAGCACTTGTCTCACATTGCTGTCAACCGGTACCGGTCGATGCCCTCTGGGGTGCGTCGACGGTGACTAACCACGGGTAGGAAGGTGAGATGGCTACTACCACGACTTTGACCCTCGGCGGGCTGATCGACGACACGTTGGAGATGCTTTATAGGGCATCTGAACGCCCATTCCAGGTTGAGGTCGGGTCGAATGCACTCGACTCCGCTACCGATACCCAGTTGACGGTCTCTGACGCTTCTCGTGTCCAACAGACCGACATATTGGAGTTCGGTGACGAGATGTGCCTGGTGACAGGCAAGTCGAGCGATGCGACCCCTGTGGTTACGGTGGCCCGGGGCTACGCCGGGACTACGGCTAGCAGCGGTCATGCGACGAGCACTGTGGCACTAATCAACCCGCCGTGGCCCCGCTCATCTATCAGCAGTTACGTCCAGAGGGGTATCAACGCACTGCTGAACAGCCAACTGCCGTCGACGACGACGGAGTCGATGACCAGGACGACGGACATGCAGTACATCGTCATGCCTGAGCTCACGATGCGGGTCTATTCGGTGCGGCACCTGATCGGTCAAACGGGCCGCATCATCGACGTGGGTGGCTGGCAGTTCGAGCAGGACATGCCGACCGGTTTGATCTCGAGCGGCAAGGCATTGAGGCTGCCGACGTCGGTGGAGAACAACGACTCGGTGATCGTCATGTACCAGCTGCCGTATGCGTTCGACGGTTCCGGTGAGACAGCAACGATCGCTGTACCGCTCGGGGCTGAGGACATTCCCGCCCTGTGGGCGGCGGCCTATTCGGTGTCTCGCCGGGAGATTTCCCGCATGGACGTCGACAAGATCGAGGAATGGAACCAGGACGCCGCTATGCGGCAGGGAGTGAATCTCCGCTGGGCCAGGGAACTGTGGGGAGAGGTGTATCGGCGGGTCGATGAGGCCAAGACGATGCAGAACCTTCCCAGGAACCGACCATTCCGTAAGACACCGCATCTGCTTTGAGGTAACCATGTCCCTTACTCGTGAGTTCAAGAACTTCATCAAAGGGTCCCTGAACGGGGCCCTCGGATCGTCGGCGACGTCAGTGTCGGTGAACTTTGACACCAATGCTTCGGTCATTCCGGCGGGCGTGTCAGCCACCAACTACATGATGCTGGTGGTCGACCCGGACGGCACCGAGCATGCACCAGAGTGTTTGAAGGTGACGGCGGTTACCGGTTCGGCGAACCCGTATGTGTTGACGGTTGTGCGGGCCCAGGAGAACACGTCGAATCAGGCGTGGGATGCCGACCGGCGGATCGTTGCGCCG